TGCACCATCGACAGACTTTTCACCACTATTTGCAAGATATGGTGCACCATTGTTATCAGGCGAGTATGCGTAGAATGGGCGGAACTGCTTCTGTCCTTTGGTTAACGTCTTTCGTAGTGGGGAACGTTCCGTATCACCAACAGAATAGATGGCAAATGGGGCACCCTTATAATATGCGCCAGCACTTATTGAGGTGAACAAGTTACCAGTAACATCAAAGAAGTCATCATCGCCAAGAGGGTTGTGCTTTGCAATAGCTGTATCAATAGCATGAACGGCCAAGGCATCAACAGCTTGTTTAGCCTTCTCAACAGAGTAGGCATTAAACGGCTTGAAAACCCTCTTTTTAAATTGCTCTGCTAAACTTTCCATGATTATACCCTCACAAACTCCCAATAAACAATAGTTCTATCATTGTCTGGTTCACAATCGCGTACACGCCCAACCTCTGTGTTGTTTCCAACAACTGCAAAAATGGTGTCGCCATCAAGAGGTACTCTCCCTTTCTCCCACTTATCATACCGAACAGGAATAGACGCTTTTCGTTTATTCACATCAACCTGTCCCATGCCGTTTGTCGTAGTGTCAGTGAACGAGCGTCCTTTCCCCTCATATAAAGTAATATCCTTGCCACATTGGCATTGCGTTTGGTTTTCATCAACAACTGCAAATGGGTCTTCGTCACCACTTATAGGAGTACTCACATTATTAGACTGTGTCGGTGATATACGAACAATCCTTATTTGGTGTGGGTATCTTGGGTTATTGATAAATTCCTTGCGCATATTCTACTTTATAATATGTGGGGTGAGCGAGCCATCCTCGTTAATGTCAGCACGTTTTATACCGAAGCTATTAATCTTGAAAGACGATTTTTTGCCGAACACGGAAGTTGGCTCTAAATCCTTGTAAATAGAATTGGCCTCCTTCTTTAACTCTGCAATATCATCTTTCGTCAGTTGATAACCGCCAGACGAGTGTGTCCATCCATTATCTGTATCAGATGTGTTATTATACTTACTTGGACCAAGAACCATCCACTTAAGCAAGTCGGCATAGATAAGCCGTAAAGTGTTCGTGTCGCACTCGGAAATAGGCGTATCTTTATCGATATTTCTATCAAACAAGATGGGTACTATCGCGTCTGTCGGCACTTCAAACTTAACCTTGGATAAGATATAGTTCTCAACCGTATAAACACCTTCTGATACAGATAAATCAATCATACAATGCTAAACTTTAGTTAGGGACTGTAATGTCAATAATTACATGATTAGGGAAGTCCACAAGAGCAGGACAAGCTGACATCATGATGTTTGTATGCCACTCCTTGTAGCGTCCGTTATCAGTTGTGATATTGGCGAGCAAACCTAAACCATCATTTGTGGTTGCAAATACAGCGTCAATAGACTTTGCGCCATATTGCTCCATCATGCGCTTGTCAAGAATGCTCTTGTGCTCAAATTCAACAGCGTCACCAGCAGGACGTAGAACAACAATCTTGTCATCCCATCCATTGATGAATTTGTCCGTTGCGTTCGTCTTATTACGTTCACGTTCGGTTACAATCTCAATCGGAGAGATACCTTGATATTCTGCAAATGCTTGATTGAACTCGTCTGCTGTAACAGGCATTCCGTCTGTGTATGCAAGTTTGTTGAGGTAACGGAAATTCTTTACAAGTTCCTTTACTTCCGCATTCTGCAAGAATACATCGTAGAACGTCTTACGTGTCATCTGCCATACGAGTGAGCCACCAAAACCACCTCGTTCCTCGCGATATTGTTCTTCGATGAGTTTCATATAGGTGAGGATTTTAGCGTTTGCAGCTGCCCAAGCCAAAGCACCACACTTCTTGAAGTTTTCAGCTGGGATGTTCGCCTTATGCAAAGGTGCTTGAATACCACGACCAATTCCAGTGTAGTCAATAACACCCTTTGTCATTAATTGAGCGGTCATGAAGTTCATCGTGGAATCAACAGAATCCATCTTCATCTGAACATCGTCAATCCATGTTGCGATAACATCTGCATCGTTGCCGAACTCTTCAAACAGACGTGACTTATAATCACGTTCAGAAGCGGTTTCCACAGAACCCTGTCCAATAAAGTCGGGGATGGTAGCTGTGTAAAACTCAAATCCTTTTTTATCCATTTGATTAGAGTCGCCAAGAGGTGCACGTAAATCCATCAAAGGAGCAGTTTCTAACTTGCGAGCCTTAACCGTGAAGGTTGCAAGGCCAGCGTGGTCAGTAGGTGTGGGTACAGGAGCTTTTCTACCCTGTGTCTTGTACCATGTGTGATTTGCAAAGAAAATATCACGTCTGTCAACGAGAGTTTGCAGCATACGCTGATTCTCGGGAGAGGACAAGAACATTCTTGCATATCGAGAGTTGTTGAAATCAAATTTTGCCATAATTCTAAACCATAAATTTTAGTGATGATTAATAAAGGCAGAACCAGCCCTTAACAAGGCTCTTGTTCAAATCCTTAACAGCTTTTGGTAACGGAGACATCTTGTCTGCATACAGAATAGTGTCATGTGTAGCAAGGCAAGGAGTGAACAGATAACGTGCTCCCTCAAAATCGCTATCATCAGCAGCAGGATTGAAGAAGAAATCGTAATCACAAGGTGCATACGCATTTGGATTTGTTACCATTGCAGGAACTGTTGCACCTGCCGCAGATGCTTCAACCAATATATCACCCTTATTTGCAGTCAACGCAGCTGACAACGTGAGTTTATAAACATCAACATCGTCTTCCACCGTCTTCTCAATAGCTGTGATGGTAACGCCAAGACCTTTTGTTTCTAATTTGTTCGGAGCGAGCATGATATTATCGCCAACGAACGGGATGTGATGGAAACCATCGCGGACAACAGTAATGGTTGTTGAAGTAGCCACATTCTTGTTGACCTCATAGGTTTTCATAACTTTGAGTGTTGCACCTGCATTTCCTACAATACCAGGGTCGTACTCAATCAAATCACCAGCGAAAATTTTCGCTCTACCTTTGAATGGGTTAAGAAGTTTACCACCAGTAGTTGGGTAAACAAGTGAATCTTTCCCACTCTTTTCAAGTTTTACAAAGACGTACCGAGAACCGCCAATCTCACCATGAGCTTGAATAAGCGTTGCCCCAGCGAACACACCTCCATGAAGTGCTCTTTGTTCGTAAAAATTGTTGTCTGACATAAATCTTTAATAAATGAGTTAATACTTAATCTTTTACATCAGGATTGTCTCGTTTGCGAAGTTCTGCAATATCATCAAACTCATGCTTGTCTTGATTTTCACTGCCACGTGCGCCACCAAGTCCGCTATTTGGTTTACCGAAATCCACACCAGCTTCTTTTACATCAGCATTGTATAGCTTTTCAGCTTTCTCTATTAACGCGTTCAAATCGTTGTCGCCATCTTGAATTTCAAGCTTTGCAAGAGCCGACTTTGCAAAGAAACCATTCAGTTTCAAACCTGCATTATCGAACTTATCCTTTAATCCTTTGCGAACATTATCCATCAAAGCGTGCTTCGCTCTTTCTGCTTGTTCGGCTTTCCGCGCGTTACGTTCCTCATCAAGGTCTGCTCTAAGTTGCTTAATCAACTCTAATGCTTCGCTTTCGCTACCATTATCATCTTTCTGCTTCTTGTTTTCAGCACCTTCATTCGGCTTACGTTTTTTCTCAATAGTTTCCTTGTAAACCTTGACTTCGTCTGAAACATCAGCATGTAAATTGCCATCCATACGTTTCAAGCGATTTGTCAGCTTCTCAACAAGCTTCTGATTCTGCTCGTCATTATCGCCGAACTCATCAAGGGAATCATCAAGTTCTCCATTGATTGTACGCTCACTAAGTTTCAACTGGGTGCTTCCCAATTTCTCTTCGACTAACTTTTTGAGTTCTTCTCGTGTCATAGCCATAATTCTATTTACTTTCTTCTGTATATGTAAACTTTTCTGCAAATATATTGAATAAATATTCATAAAACAAGAAAAAATGAATATTTTTGCATATAAAATGTATATTTATTCTACGATGGGCAGAAGTTTAGCACCTCAAAAACTAAAATGGAAAGATGGAAGTGAGATTTTAAAACAAGATTTCATTCAGTCTCTGCGTGATGCCGACCGAAAGATTCCTGACAAATTGAAGATTATCCCACAGAAGGGTGCACAGGAAAGAATGTTGGCTGTGGACGCCGATATTAAGATTGTGGGAGGTTCGAGAGGTGGCCCGTTGCTTGTAGATACCAAAGTGGTTACCCCTTTTGGATATAGACGTATTGGTGATTTAAAATCTGGAGATATTATTAGTGGCACTGATGGAGGGATGCAGCGTGTTGTTTACAATAAGAAGCACGGAAAGCTACCATCGTATAAACTAAAATTTATAGATGGTTCAGAAGTTATTGCATCTTACGACCATTTATGGAATGTAAGAAAAACGTGCTATATAAGTAAAAAGAGAAAGCTTAATAATCTATCTCTACAAGACGATTTTAGAGTATGGACTACTCAAATGATTGTTGACTACCTAACAAAAGTAAAAAATGGTGAAATAAAAAATAGTCGTTTGATAATACCTTTATGTGAACCAATCAAGTTTACAAGGGGTTGGGGTAATCGTCATTATAAACCAACAATAGACCCATATATAATAGGTGCTTTAATTGGAGATGGTTGTGTAACAGAACATATTGAGAATGGGAGCTATGATGCCTTATTGTCAAGTGCTGACAAAGAAGTAGTTGACGAATTTGAACAAAATGGCTTTGATATGTCTAATTGGTCGCAGAAGGATGGTAACGCTGCTAAAGATTATCGTATAATTGATTCCAAATTACGAGAGAACCTTTTCGGACTAAAACTTTATGGACACGACGCTTTCTCTAAATTTGTTCCAGAAGTATACAAATGGGGTAGTATCGAAGTTCGATTAGCTATTGTACAGGGGCTTATGGACACAGATGGAACCGTAGATAAACGGGGACATTGTTCTTTCACCACAGTGAGTGAGCAACTCGCTAAAGATATGAAGTTTTTAATAAACAGTCTTGGTGGTCTTGCTACAATTAGTAGACACAAAAGTCACTACGTAAAAAATGGGAAGAGGGTCGAAGCATCAGACAGTTATGATGTATATATTCGCATAAATGACGCAAGTAGGCTTTTCCGTCTCCCACGAAAGAAAAATCGTTGCACAGAATACAATGGTGGAATAAGTGATTTAGGAAGGCATATTGTTGGTTTTGAATATATTGGAGAGGAAGAATGCTGTTGTATAGCTGTAAATAACACAAACTCTCTTTTCTTAGTAGAAGATTTCATTGTTACCCATAATAGTAAGTCTTTCTCTTCACTCATGGAAGCATTAAAAGATATACGTCAATCGGATTTTCATGCCCTAATTTTAAGAAACGAAAAAGACGACCTGCAATCACTTGTGTCGGATTCATACAAGCTATATTCACAATTCGGGACTTATAACAAGTCGCAGAATGATATGACGTGGAACTTTCAAAATGGTGGTTGGCTGAAATTCTCGTATTACGCTGGGACGTACCAAGACTTTAAAACACGTTTCCAAGGTCGTCAATACGCTTACATTGCCATCGACGAGGGTACACAGGTAGAATATAAGAAATTCAAGTATCTCCTAACAAACAATCGTAATGCGTCACATATCCGAAATAGGTTTTGGATAACATGTAACCCTGACCCTGAAAGCTGGGTGCGTAAATTTATTGATTGGTGG